CAACTGCTGTTGTTGCAGTTGAGCAGGAGTCAGCGCTACGCCGTATCGCTGGGCGTTACGAGAAGCGACCCCTTGCGTCAAAGCAGAGGCAACCCCGACGTCTTTGCGAGCCTGATCAATCAACGTGCGATCAGTCTGAGCCTTACGAATCAGTTCTTCCTCAAACCCACGATAGTTCTGGACGTAGTCCATGTACTCCTGTCGAGTAAGGTTTGCGTAAGCTTTTTCAGGATCGTCTACGTTAGGAAGGCTAACTGATGGACGGTTCTGCGTAGCACCAGAAATCTGCATCTGCTGTTGCAGACGGAGCATTTCTTCCAAATTTAAAGACAAAGAAGAAGCGGCCATACGTTAGCCCCCACCAAAAACTTTTCCGCCAACAATGCCGGGTCCAAGTCTGGACAGACCAGGCTTGCTAGGCGTATACCCAGGTGACCAAATGACAGGCGCTGTTACTTGAAGAGCCGGAGGCGCGAATAGAGTAGGTGTAGCTACGTCTAACGTTCCGCGAGACGGGTAGTTACCAGCCGCAGTGCCGTAAGTGCTGTAGGCCAGACGATCTTTCAAGCTACTAACTGCTCCGGTTTTTGGATCGTTAGGTGTGAAAAAAGTACCGCCGCTAGCCCTGTTTTCAATACCCTGAGCGACAACAGTGCTGCCAATCTGAGCAACCGCAGCCTGCTTAGCCTGAGCTACCTGCTGATTAGCGCGGGCCTTCTCAAGAGCACTAGACGTAGCAAGACGGCTGGCCTGCGCCATACCGCTTTGTGCATCAGCGGCCTGGCCACGAGCAGTACCAAGAACGCCGGTCTGCATGGTGTTCTGAACCTGGGTAGCCGCTGTGTTAGCAGCACCTAGCTGGCCAGTAAGAGCCTGCGCCATATCGCCAGCCGCAGTCGGACTGCTCGCTGCCTGATAGCTAGGAGTCGAAAGAGCCTGCATTACATCAGCATTGGCTCGGCCGCGAAGACCAGACTGGACGTCTTCGGTCAGCGACTTATCGCGCATCTGCTGCAGGAGAGGATCGTACTTCTCTTTGAAGTACTGATACTCTGCCATCGCTACCGAAGCAGAAGCTTTCTCTGCCTCACTTGGCTTGTAATCAGCTGCTTTCGGTTTGCTGGACACTATAGTTCCCTCGTATACACCACGGTATCAATCGACCAACCATTCTCGGTCAAGTGCGGCATCAAGCCTAGGAAGGGCGACCTTGTTTCCAGGTAGCTGTACCCCGCCTCGCGCGCCACTCTTTCGAAGAACGGTTGGTATTTAGATACCAAGCTATTCCCCCTCTCTTTGGCCCACGCGAGCCAAAGAAACATCGTCTTCTTACCTGTGAAGGTGTCAGTCTCGGTTGTCGAAACGACGAAGCCTTCACTTGTCATCCAAAGCACGGCCTGGTGATTAACGCAGGCTGCGTAAACATCTTCTGCCCGATACGTAAGCGATTTTGAATTACGTAGTATCTCTTCGACACCGGGCCTTATCCAGTCCCACTCTCTTCTAACGTCGGCTACTACAGGCTCAACCGCCTCGACCGTAGCGATTACGTCGTTGGGAGAATGGTGTGTAAATTCCGCCATACGCTACCTTCCTAGCGATACCAACGTCGGCATTCCTAGCACGACGATCGGCTTGAATGATGCCCTCGTTAAACAACGAGGAGTACACCTGTGCGCCGCCGAAATCAGTCCAGTCTTTGCTCGGTAAACGCAGCAAACGAAACAAAGCGCCGTTTACGATCGTGTCCCGGTATTCAGACATCAGTTCGTCGTCAGCAGAGATAGAAGTCTGAGTGGGCTTCAGCTGAGCACGAACAATAGTGCTAAGCGCTTTAGTCTCGTTTGGAACCGGAACCATCCAGAACAACGACTGGCTGACTTTGACGTAGTACTCCGGGGTGCCCCGGTTGTCGGCGTCACGCCAGTTCTGCTTGCGCTGTTCCAGGAGGTTCGTGCTGATTGGCTCGAGGTCCTTACCGTCGTGAACGACCCACATTACTTTGTGGACCACGGTCCCAGTGGGCGGCTCAAGATCGTACTCGTAAATGCCAGCTACAGTAGTAACGGCGTCGAGTTCAGCCTGAAGTACAGCAGCCTTTTCGCACAGCTCAATAGTAGCTGCTCGAATGTTGTTTTCGATCAGCGTATCTGGACACCCCGGCACCATCGGGATGATTTCAGGGAGCAGCGACTCATAGAGCGCCATGCTTAATTACCCCGCTACTGCCGGAGCTGCCATCGCAAGGCGGCTGGAGTCAAAGTTTGGCGAAGTCAACGCGTCAATCTGCGCCTTGCCGGTAACGGATGCCGCAAAGAGCTGATAGTGCGAAGAGGCGCGCTGCTGGTTACCAGCGTAATCTGCGTCCTTCATGTAAGCCATGTAGAGGACATAGTTCATCACCGCGTTGGCGAAGATGTCGGGAATGTCCAGATTTCCAATCAGCGTGACGGTTGCAGGGTTCGCCGAGTAGATAATTTCGAGGTACGAGTTGCTACCAGACGCCACGCCGGGGTAAACGTAAAAGTTACGTGGGTTTTGCTCGTCGTAGATGTAATGCTTGATTACAGCAGCGTGAGCAGCATCGCCGGTTACCAGCGGATCGTGCCAGTCGGGGGTCTGGGCATCAAGAACTTCACGGGAAACGATACGAACAGAACGCTTGCCAACGCCGCTGGAGGCGGCCGACATGTTACGGACCACCCGAAGTAGGCGGTTGCCGTCACTGGGAATCTCCTGCTTGGTTCCAGTAACGAGTGTAACGGTTACGTTCTTAGCCGAAGCATCGGGCTTTAGGACAGAGATCTCGCGCTGCGCGTCATTTACCCAAAGTACGAGTTCATCAACAACCGGCCAACGGACACCGGTGGTGTCCTGGAGGGTCTTTTGAACCCGGTCAATAACGCTTTGTACGGTGACAGCCATGGTCTACCTCACGAGTGTAGGAACGCCTCCCAAGCAGCTTCGCGGTCTTCGGTGCTAACTGTGCGACCAACCACGCGGTTAACTGCTGACGCTTTGGGCGTCCCATCAGCCTTAAAGTCGTCGGGATCGGCAAACTGTACCAGTTTTTCCATCCCGTTAATAACATCATCAAGAGTCTTGAACTCTTCAAACGCCTCGACCTCTGCGGCCTTGGCGATAGGCTCCGTAACAACTTTAGCCGAAGGTGGTTTTGCCACGATCGGATCGGGAAGCTTCAATACATCCGCTTGTCTCGCTCCCATCTGAAGGGCCAGTAATCCGATCTCATCGGACACTTCGCGCTCAACGCCTGGAAGGAACAGTACGCACGCACCACTAAGGGTGGCCACCCGGATCTCTTGGTCTGCAATGACCTTCACGGAACCTCCTGGTTTAAAGAGTAGGGGACCCCCTCCGAAGAGAGGGCCCCCCCACGACTTAGATGGCCGTGTCGAGGCAGACCACGCCGAAGTCCTGAACGGACCCGTTGTAATCGCTGTTGTACTTCGGCTTGCGGAGACCGAAGATCTTACCGATCGAGATACCAGACTGATTCTGGTAGTCGAAGGTGTCTTCCACGATTTCCGGCAGACCGATGTCAGCCATCGCGAGCGCCTGCGCACCGCAGAAGAGCGCACGACCGCCAACAACGTTGGCGTTAGCACCCCACTTGTAACCAGCGGCACCGGCGTTAGCCGAGGTACCAGTGGTCGCAGTCGCGGTGTTAAACACGTGACGGAACTCGTGCACCATCACGCCGTCGACCATCAACGAGCTCGAACCAGCGAAGAGCTGGTTGCTCGGACCACGGATGCCAGCATTACGCACGTTGGCAAGGAAGTCCGAATCGAGCTTGAGGGCGGCCATCTGCTGCGGCGTCACGAAGAGGTGGAACACCTCGTCGTTGCCAGCGCCACGGACACCACGGATGTAGTTGTCCTTCGCGTAGGCCTTGAGGGCCACGATATGGCGGTACTTGAGAATGTCAGCAGACGTGATCGTAGTCGTATCACCGGCAACGATGTCGTTGCCCGAAACGCGACGGTGACGAGCAGCGGTCGGGGCCGACACGTCCGAGGCGAACTCGAGGTTCGACAGGTTCTGGCCAGAAGCCAAAACGCTGCGGAGACCACCGCTCGTCTTGTGCGTGTAAGAAACACCGGCGAGCGTCAAGAACGCGAGCTGGTCCATACGATCGGCCATCGCGTAGGCGAGGGCGTCACGGCTGGTCTCACGGAAGTTGACGACCGACTTCTGGTCAGCGAGGCGACCGGCAATGCGGTTCGCAAAGCGCAGCTGATCCAGCTCGATGGTGATGTCGTAAGCGCGGAGCGCCTCTTCGTTACCCTCGAGCGTGCTGTCGCCAGTCACGCCGTCGCCAGTCATATCGGCGAGCAACGTGATGACAGCCTTCGTGCCCTTGTCTGACTTCGTCAGCTCGGTCACGCGCTGGATCATTGCATTGGAACCCGAACCAGCGAACTGGTTCACAAACGACATATTG